CCTCCACGACCTCTTCCCCGCCACGCTCACCGTCACCTCGCCCGACGGCTCCAGCGGGCGCGTGGACGCCTGCCGGGTGCTCCTGACCGACGAGGTCCTGGTCGCCGTGGTCGACTCGCCGACCGGCCCCCTGGTCGTGTTTCGCGAGGGCTACGCCTCGTTCGACCGCGCCGCGTCCGCCACCGGCACGTCGACCGTCGTCACCAGCACCGGCCGCACCGTGACCTTCACCAAGGACACCGCCTGCGGCTGCGGCTCCCGCCTGCGCAGCTGGAACCCGCTCGGCGCGCTCGCCGCCGTCTCCTCGAGCCAGGACCCGACCGCGTGAGCCTCGTCGACCTCGCCGTCCTCTCGCTCGCCTGCTTCCGCGCCACGCGGCTCGTCACGACCGACGTCATCTTCAACGGGCTGCGCGAGCGGTTCTGGCGCCGCTTCCCGCCGGAGACCACGATGCTCGGCTACCTCTCCACCTGCGACTGGTGCGCCAGCGTCTGGGTCGGATCACTCCTCGCGATCTCGTATACAATTTTCCCATCGGCCACTCTCGTCGCGAGCCTCCCGCTCGCGCTGTCCGCGGTGGCCGGCACCCTGGCCGCGCGGCTGTAGCACCACCCCCAGACCGCTCCGTTAGACAACGACGAGGAGAACTCACACTTGGGCATTTTCAGACGCGACGGTCAGGCCGCCCAGCAGCCGACCCCCGCCCGCTCCCGCCTCACCGCCAGCGCCCCGCGCGGCGGCCGCCTCCCGTCCCAGCTCCCCGCGAACTCCGTGTTCCGCAACCCCAACCTCGCCGCCGCCGAGCCGGCCAGCTTCGCCGCCCCGCGCGCCCTGACCGCCGCCGCGGTCCAGGTCAAGATGGGCGACAAGACCGAGGCCGACCAGTTCAAGGCCCGCCGCAGCGCGGCGTCCAGCCTGTGGCAGCAGGAGGCCTGGGAGTACTACGACGCCATCGGCGAGGTCAAGTACGCCTTCAACCTCGTCGCCTCCGTCGTCTCCCGCATCCGCCTCTACGCCGCCCTGAACAACGACCCGTCCGAGGCCCCGATCCCCATCCGCCTCGCGACCGACAAGGACCGGCGCCTCGGCGAGGCCGCCGAGCGCGCCCTCGAGCGCCTGGACTCCGCCTACGGCGGCCAGGCCGGCCTGCTCCGCGACGCCGCCCTGAACATCCAGGTCGCCGGCGAGTGCTACCTCGTCCAGGTCCCCGAGCGCCCGGGGCACGGCCTGCCCGAGACCTGGGACATCCGCTCCGTCGACGAGCTCGTCATGGACCAGAAGGGCAACCTCGCCGTCGCGGCCCGCCGCGAGTACACCCAGAGCACCGGCGCGAGCGGCTCCAAGAACACCGGCGCCATCCCCCTCCCGAAGAACGCCTTCGTCGGCCGCATCTGGCGCGCCCACCCGCGCTTCTCCGAGGAGGCCGACAGCTCGCTCCGCGGCCAGCTCGACCTCTGCGCCGAGCTGCTGCTCCTGAACCGCACCTTCCGCTCCACCGCCCGCTCCCGCCTGAACGCCGGCGCCCTGTACCTGCCGGACGGCCTCTCCGTCGCCTCGGGCGGCGACCCGGCCTACCCGCTGGACGACGCCGACGGCATCTACGACGGCCCGACCCCGGAGGAGATGGAGGACGAGTTCGAGGACCAGCTCATCGACGCCATGACCACCCCGATCCGCGACGAGGACTCGGCCAGCGCCGTCGTCCCGCTGATCATCCGCGGCCCGGCCGAGCTCGGCGACAAGATCAAGCAGTTCAAGTTTGAGCGCTCGTTCGACCCGGCCCTCGCCGCCCGCTCCGACCGCGTGCTGGAGCGCATCATGCAGGGCCTCGACGTCCCGAAGGACATGATCACCGGCCTCGCCAACGTCAAGTATGCGAACGCCCTCCAGATCGACGAGTCCCTGTACAAGGCCCACATCGAGCCGCTGATGCTGATGCTGGTCGACGCTTTCACCGTCGTCTACCTGCGCCCGTACCTGCTGGCCAACGGCTTCGCCAAGGACGAGGTCGACCGCGTGGTCGTCTGGTTCGACCCGAGCCTCATCGCCACCCGCAACGACCGCGCGATGGACGCCGACGCCGGCTTCGACCGCATGGCCGTCAGCCTCGACACCTGGCGCCGCGCCCACGGCTTCTCCGAGCAGGACGCGCCGTCCCCGACCGAGCTGGGCCTCCGCCTGCTCGTCGAGAAGGGCGCCCTGACCCCGGAGCTGTCCGAGTCGCTGCTCACCGTCGTCGCCCCGGACATCATGAAGGCCGCCCGCCAGGCGTCCATGCAGCAGAGCGGCAACGCCGTCCCGCCGGAGGTCGACCAGCTGCTGGCCCAGGCCACCGGCCTCAACCAGGGAGGCGCCCCGGCCGCCCCGACCGAGGCCACCCCCGCCCCGGAGGCCGCCGCCCCGGCCGCCCCGACCGCCCCGGAGACCCCGGCGCAGACCGCCCCACCGACCCCCAACACCCCAGAGGAATAAGAACAAATGGATAACGCCACCCTAGCAACCTGCCTGACCAAGAGCCTCGGAGACACCGTCGTGTTCAAGTTCCTGGCCCACGGCTACCACTGGAACGTCCGCGGCAAGCACTTCTCCGAGTTCCACTCGAAGTTCGAGGAGATCTACACCGACGCCGACGAGGCCATCGACCCGCTGGCCGAGAACGTCCGCAAGCTGGGCTACGACGCCCCGTACCTGCTGACCGACTACGCGGCGCTGTCCGACATCGAGCCGCGCTCCGTGTCCGCCAACGACCCGGTCGAGCTCGCCGCCGCGCTGTACGCCGCGAACAACGTCGTCCTCCAGAACCTGGTCACCGCCTTCGACCGCGCCGACGAGTGCGACGAGCAGGGCGTCGCGAACTTCCTGGCCGAGCGCATCGACTCGCACCAGAAGTGGCGCTGGCAGCTGGGCACCATCACCGGCGCGGACGCCACCCAGATGACCGGCCAGCCGGGCATGCTGGACCAGGCCCCGATCGTGATCGACGTCACCGCCGAGCCGACCGGCTACCAGGGCGACGACCTCGGCCTCGAGAACCCGGAGATGTTCCTCTCCATCCTCGCCTCGGCCCACCAGGTGAACACCGCCGTGCTGCGCGCCTCGTACCGCCGCGCCGTCAAGGCCGGCGAGAACCCGGTCGCCCGCGTGACCGAGCTGGCCGCCAAGAAGTACCAGAGCCGCGACGCCGACCTGCTGCCGCGCCGCAAGTAGCCCCTCCCGACCCAGACTCGACCGAAGGACCGCCCGCATGATGGACCGCTTCATAAACCCGCTGATCGCCGCCGAGACCAAGGAGGCCGCGCCGCACAACGGCGAGCACCTCTCGGTCAGCCGCCCGGTCCGCACCGTCCGCGACGCCGTCGCCGCGCGGGTGGCCGCGCACAACTCCGCGGCCCTGCCGCCGCGCCGCGTGTCGCTGCACTCCGGACTGGTCGCCGCGGAGCGGAGCCTGGTCGCCTCGACCGGCCGCCCAGACGACCAGCGCGCCTACCTCGCCCTGCGCGCGGTAGACCAGCTGCTGACCCTCGCCGCCGACGGGCCGCGCGACGGGGCCGACTCCCCGAACGCCGACCTGCTCCCGGTCGGGCACCCGCTCTCCACCGCGCCGCGCGCCATGACCGCGTCTGCCGCCCGCCACGCCCGCGCCCTCTGGGTCGCCGCCGACCCGCGCCTGGACGACGACGTCCGCCCGCTCGTCGCCGGCGCCTACGCCGCCGCCCCGAGCTCCGTCGAGCGCGCCTACGGCTTCGCCCGCCTGGCCGCCACCGACAGCGTCCCGGTCGAGCTGCGCATCGACGGCAACCCGCTGGTCGCCTCGCTGTCCTGGCTCGGCAACTCCTCCGCCGCGAAGTCCGCCCGCGCCCACGCGCAGCTGCGCGACCGCTACGGCAAGTTCGCCTTCATGGGCGGGCTCTTCAAGTTCCACGGCTTCGACCCGAAGACCGGCACCTACTCGAACATCTTCGGCCGCGTCGTCGGCGAGCTGTCCGACAACAACACCTTCGAGCTCGAGGTCCACAACCACCCGGTCCTGGGCACCGGCATCGTCACCGTCGACGCCGGCAAGGCCGAGGCCCTCCGCGCCATCGCGCCGGGCAAGGACATCCTGACCGTCAACGCCGACGGCAACCCGCTGGACAAGGTCCCGACCGCCGCCGAGGCGTCCAAGGCCATCGACCTCCAGCAGCTGCTGGCCACCAAGAAGGACGCCCCGACCGGCTGGACCAAGGCCAAGGGCACCAAGAACGTCACCTGGAACTCCGACGACGGCTACCAGGTCACCCGCCGCCAGCTGCCGGGCGGCAAGACCCAGTACACCCTGTCCCGCAACGAGGACGGCAAGCTGACCAAGGTCGGCACCGGCGAGACCTGGTACGACGTCCAGAACCTGGCGGAGAAGGACTCCGCCGACTACGAGAAGTCCGTCAAGGCCCGCCTCGGCGAGCCAGTCGCCGCCCCGGCCGCGGAGACCCCAGCGGCGCCGGAGGCCCCGGCCGCCCCAGAGGCGCCGGCCGCCGAGCCAGAGGCCCAGATGATCCAGGCGGGCAAGCTCCAGCCGGGAGACCGCCTCGACGTCGACGGCAAGGACCAGACCGTCGTGTCGGTCAGCCAGCCGTACACCAAGACCGTCAGCCCGACCGCCCTGAAGCAGACCAAGTCCGGCAAGAAGAAGCAGGTCGACATCGTCTTCGAGGACGAGAACGGCAAGAGGACCAAGAAGTCGTGGTGGCCGACCACCGAGGTGCAGGCAGTCCGCCCGAACAAGCCGGCCGAGAAGCCGGCCGAGCCGGAGAAGCCGAAGGCCCCAGAGGCCGACGCCGTCCAGCAGATGGCCGACGTCGCCGGCTACCAGCCAGCCGAGCTGACCCCGCAGGACAGGGCCAACGGCGCCGTCCGCAAGTGGACCTTCGAGGAGTACGACGACCGCAGCTTCAACACCGCCACGCTGACCGTCAGCGAGCTCGAGGACGGCACGCTGCTGCACGTTCGCGAGGACCACGAGAACGGCACCTACACCCGCCAGTCCTACCCGAAGGACCAGGTCCAGGCCGCCTTCATGGGGGAGGAGCCGGCCAAGCCGGCCCCGTCGACCGCCCAGACTGCGGACGAGTTCGCCGCCGAGCAGGGCGTGAACCTGAAGGCGCTGGACAAGGCCGTGAGGCTCTACTTCGACCTGAACGGGTCCAACTGGAACCCGGCCTGGGCCCAGAGCGACACCCCGGCCACCGACCTGCTGACCCGCGCCCTGCGCGGGGACAAGAAGGCCCACGACGAGCTGCTCTCCATCAGCAGCCAGATCGCCGACGCCGAGTACTTCGAGGGCGTGAGCAACAAGGACAAGAAGCGCATGATCGACGCCAGCTACGCGCTCAACGACCTGTTTGACAACCTGCCGGAGGTAGAGCCGCAGAAGGCCGAGAAGCCGGTCGCCACGCTCGCCCCGGAGAAGACCGCCATCGAGGCGCCCGCCTTCACCCAGTGGAACACCTACGACGGGATGCTGCACAAGCTGGACAACGGCCAGCCGTACGAGCCGAAGGGCCGCACCACCGAGGCCGCCCCGGACTTCACCGACGACCCGGAGCAGCTCGCCACCAAGTTCACCCCGGAGCAGCTGAAGAACTACCTCGCCAACGGACTCTCGCAGGGGGCGGGGTTCGACTCCGTGAAGATGCCGTTCGAGGGCGGCCTCGAGGACGTCCCGCTGGAGGCCGTCTACGACGCGGCCAAGAAGGCCGGCGTCGACGCCGACCAGCTCGTCGCCAACACCTACGACATGATGGTGGGCGGCAGCAAGAACGTCGCCGCGCTGGACAAGTTCCGCGAGGACAACGGCATCAGCACGACCGCCGGCGAGGTCAACGGCGTGCCGATCGTGACCGAGGACTTCGCGGACATCCCGCGCCTGAACGGCAAGCTGGGCAACCAGCAGGCCGCCGGCATCGCCGCCGACCTGATCGCCCAGTACAAGGCCGACGGCGTCACCAACCCAAAGATCCAGGAGGTCGCCGACTTCCTGAAGGCGCAGGACAAGTTCGGCACCGCCCGCGCCCTGAGCAAGTTCTTCCACTTCTCCGAGAGCCAGGACCCGCAGGAGCGCGAGGCCTTCCGCGGCCTCGTCGGCCTGCTGATGGTCAGCGACGGCGGCACCGAGCTGGTCGTCGAGAAGATGCACACCGCCGCCGGTTTCCACAAGGGCGACCTGTCCAAGAACGGGGACGAGACGGTCAAGACCTACGGCAAGTGGGCCGACATGGTCCGCAGCAAGGCCCGCGTGGCCCGCGGCGAGGAGGACCCGAACAGCCCCGACTCCACCGCCGGCGCGATGTACCGCCTGGTGGCCGCGATGTCCGAGCCGACCAGCGAGCCGACCTACCGCGGCCTGAGCGTGGGGTCCGACTCGAACGCGCTCAAGGAGTTCACCACCGTCGGACAGGTCGTCAACATGGACGTCCGCCCGACCAGCGCCTCGTCCGAGGCGGCCGAGGGCTACGCCGACGTCTACCTGCCGGACGCGACCACCGAGTCCGTCATGTTCATCTTCCCGAAGGGCGAGATGGACGGCGTCGACATGCGCGCGATCTCCCCGATCACCCACGAGGACGAGATCCTGGCCAGCGGCAAGTACGTCGTCAAGAGCGTGAACACCCAGACGCTGCCAAACGGCCGCGTCCTGCACACCGTCGAGCTCCACCGCCACGAGCCGGACGGCGCCGCCACCAAGGCCAAGACCGAGGCCCCGAACTCCGCCTTCGACATGCCGGAGGGCGCCTACGCCCTCGACACCTCGCCGGCCGACACCACCGACCTGCCGCCGCTGCTGCAGCCGAGCGAGCTCGCCAAGGACTTCTCCGAGAACGCGCTGACCGACCAGCTGGCCCAGGCCATCGAGGACGGCACCGGCCAGGGCCGCCTGCGCCTGAAGGACGGCACCGAGCAGACCGTCTCCGCCGAGGTCCTGCGCGACGCGCTGAAGGCCCAGGGCGTCGACACCAACGCGCTCATCGAGGACATGCTCCCGAACCTGGAGGCGTTCTACGACGACCAGCAGGCCAACGCGGACCGCCTCGCAAAGCGCAAGACCAGCGCGTCCGACCAGCTGTACGACGACGTCGTCGCCCTCTCCGCGGAGGTCGACGACCTCATCGCCAACGCCGAGGACAACGACCTCTCGCAGGGCGACAAGGACCTGCTCGACGAGCTGCGCAGCACCCTCGACGGGGCCGCCGACTCGATCGACAACGCCACCTACGAGTTCAACAAGGGCAACATCGAGGAGGGCAACGCCGAGCTCGAGAACGCCGGCGAGGCCATCGACGAGATGTACAACCGCCAGGGCATGGACGAGATCGGCCAGGTCGACCAGGCGCTCAAGGGGCTCATGGACCGACTCGACGACCTCATCCGCGAGGACGGCAGCAAGAAGGAGCCGGCCGCTCCCGAGGCATCCCCGGCTCCGGCCACTTTGCCAGAAACCCCGGCGTCACCCGCCGAGATCGCCGACAGCTACGCGAAGGAGCTCGGCGACGTCGACTACAACTTCGACACCGACGGCTACTACAAGTCCGCGGAC